GGCATCCTTAACGAACTGCTGAATAGATTCTTTAACTTTATAAGAATAATATGGAGCAATCCATCCATCGCCTTGATGGACAGGATAACCTGAACCAACACCAATCTCATAACCTTCTTTCAAAGTAGTTGGAATCTCAACTGCCTTTACTTGTTTGTTTGGTTTTAGATAAGCGAAAGTTACCTCATGACCCAACTCCTTCAAGCCAGCAATGAGATGTTCGCAGTGATTGATAATACCTCCAAAGTTATTGAAGGTATGCATGACCATCATAATTTTCATTAAAAGAACTCCTCAAGAGATCCAGCATTAGCAGCTGGATGATATTTAATTAACTCGTCGTGACCGAGTTCTTTCTCGCAATATTCATACCATTCTTTTGATTCCCACATTCCTGGACTAATACCATTCCAAAGTTTGCGTTGTTCAGGATGTTCTTTATTAAGTCTACGAGATTCAACAAAGTTATATCGGCAATCTTCATACTGTTTAGAACCAAGTTCAAGCATCTTCTCACGGAAATAAACAACAAGAGATACACGCTCAGAACCTTCGGCGCATTCAATAGGAGTGTTACCATGCATAACTTCGTGATTGTTAATCAATAACAAATCTCCTGGACGAACATTAACTGCGACACGATATTCTGGTGCAATTAAATATCCACCTGTGTAGTTACCATCATTAGATAGAGTCAAAAGATTTGACAAACCATCATTTAAATCTCCAGCATCATAGTGAGCTGCAGTTCTAAATGTTTTATTTACAGTAATTGTAGTGAAAGGAGTTTCTGGAACAAGGAAAGCTGGATCAACTTTCTTTGCTGCTTCCATCTGCGCAGTATAACGCTTGGGAAGTAATTCTTTAAAACCTTTCGCCAAAGACTGAAGGAATGGATATGACATTTTAAACTTGTCAAAGCTGTTGGCTGTGTAAGAAGTTGCTCGACCATACGGAATGCGAGGATAACGATCAAACCAACCTGCGATACCAGAATTAACAGCAGTACCATAGGTAGTTAAACTCATCATGGTCATAACTTCTTCAGTTCTTGCTGCTCGTTCAGCACGACTCAGTGGTTTGATAGAATCTAACCATGCTTCAAAGTCAAATGCGCCACCACGATAACGAGAGATTACCCATACATTATTTTTACCTTGCCCACCAGCACGCTTCTTATCTTCCATAGTTGGATACTTGGCGCGAATAGCATCAATAACATCTACTTCTTCGTCAAGTGCTGCGTTACGATTGGCAATCAATGCTGAACACATCTCATCTTGATAGTTTGTAACCCACTCACGACCTTCGTCAGTTGCGATTACACCTTCTTTGATGCCCGAGGCGATGCCACGATTTTCCGTTCTAGTAGCTGCTTCTCGTAATCCTTGATAAGCCATTTCTTGTTCTTCTTTCGAGAAGAAGTTTTTACGGAATTTGAAGACGATTCGGTCTTCACCATATGTTTCTTCCGCTCCCACGGGAAGTGGCATATAGACATCACAATCTTCTTCAACCAATGTATCATAGTGTCTTTCATCTACGAATTTTCCCAATAAATCAGTGCAGTCATATTTTCTATCTGCAACAATAATCTTTACCATATATTCTCCTAGAATTTAAATCCTTCAAATTCTTCTGCTTTCACTCGTTTACCAAAATCTGACTTGTCAAAAACAGGTTTATCATCTTGACCTGATTCTGAAATGTTTTCTTGTGCGCTACCTTCTAAATTATATAACTTCATCTTGGATCTGTCAACCCCAATCACAAACTTCTTATAATATCCTGGATCCCCATAACGATTCTTCAACTGTTTCACAAGAATTTGATTTAGTCCTTCAAGTTCCTCGGAAGAAATCAACGCAAACATAAAGTCAACTGTTGCTGGCAAACCAAAAGATTCAGAAGTATCTGTTAGTTCTACATCAGTATTCGCAAAACCAGATCGAGTCGTTTGAGTTGCCGATAGAATAGGAACTGCATATTCTACTGCCAATCCTCTCAACTCTTCTGCGATGCTCTTAATATATGTATAAGAATTTACATTCGCCCCTTGCTTCATTCTAGAAGAAGAACAGATGTTTAGATAGTCAATAATAATCATATCTGGAACAAATTTCTTCTTTTGCTTCAACTCCTCGAGCAGTGCTTTAAAGTGACCAGCATGAGCACCTGCTGTTGGATATTCTTTAATAATCAACTTACCTTGTGTTTTCTTAGACACTTTATCGAACCGAGTTTGATATAAAGATTTGTCAATAACTTTCAACTCGTCCATACCAATGTTCATTAGATTCGCATCGATACGCTCTGCGATTCTTTCCTCAGCCATCTCCATAGTTACATAGAGAACATTCTTACCTTGCATTAAAGTTGATGCTGCCACATGACACATAAACAAGGATTTACCAACCCCTGTTCCTGCCAAAACAACATTCAAAGTTTTCTTACTTAGACCACCCTTGGTAATCTTATTAAACAAGTCTAAGTCGAACGGAATCTTTTCTTCAACTCGATGATAGAATTCATACCTCTCATCATAATCTTCGATATAATCATGACCGACATGATTATCAAAAGAGACGGCAAGAGCATCAGAAAGGATAGAAGGAATAGAATCTTTCGTTCTGACTTTATCTCCACCATCAATGATTTTGATTGAATGTAGAATCGCATTATAAACTGCCTTATCTCGACAAAACTTTTCAGTCTCACCAATCAACCAATCTTCATTAGTTTCTTTAGTTGTTAGTTCGTTAATATAAACTTCAAACTCAGGAATTTCTTTATCGCCAAGATCAGTTCTATTACCAATCTCAATCGCTAGAATTTCTGGAGATGCAGGTTTGTTATACTCATTGAAGAATCTGATCAACTCATGTGCAATGATAGATTCTTTTCTATCTTGGAAATACTCTGTCTTTAAATGTGGAACAACTTTTCTACAATATTCTTCATTATGTATCAAGTTCGATAATATCGTTTTCTCCAACCTCATCAATTCCGCCTTTGTAAATTAAATTCTTTTCAGCCATTTGATAGACAACCAACTCTACAAGAAAGTCGCCCAACTCTTTTTCAAAAGCTGGTTTATCTAAATCGTCAGGTTCATTATCATGTATGGTGTAGTCAAACTTAACATGCAATCTGTCTTGTTCTTTATTTTCTTCAAACTTAACTCCACCATATGAAAATATTATACCCTGAAATGGACCAGTTGTCAACTGAAGCGCAATAACTCCATTGCGCTCCAATCTTTTATGTGGTCTTAGAATATCACTCGGATTCATCGATTTCTGCCAATTCTTTTTCGATATCCTCATCTTTAAGAATATCTTTTGAAGCAACCTGATACTTGTCTTTAACGAACTGAATAAAAGATTTTTGCATAAGGATAGGCAACCAGAACTCTTTTGTGTCAGTATCTTTAACACGATATTTCTTTTCCTCTATTTCACCAGTATCTTTGTCGACTTTACTATACCATCCGTTCGATGGCTTGACGACATGTCCTGATTCAAGAGCAATGTCAAGCAAGCCAGACCAACGACTGATACCACCATCATGAGATACAGTAATAGGTATTTTTGACTTCTCACGAACATAGCGAGATTTTTCCACATTGATAATAAAATTGTATCCAACGACTTCCGTCCCTTCTTTTTCTTGTTGGCGACCAATAATAAAAATATTATCAGCCGAATAATATGCGCCAGTTCCACCACCAACAATTGCTTTAGGGAACATACCAATTTCCATGTAGGTATGATTAACAACCACACAAGGAATGTCTTTTAAATTTAAGTGAGGAGTTACCATACGCCACAACGACTTCATACCTTTGGCACGAGTCATATCAGCAACGGATTTACCCTCAAGGGCATCATCAACTTCTTTCTTAGAAGCAAGATTACCAATTGAATCGATAACAATAATCAAATGATCACCACGCTCAACACCATTAAGCTGTTGCATAATGTCTGATTTCAATTGCTCAAGGTCAGTGATTGGTGTATGAATAACTTTCTCAGTGTCAATACCAAAGCTGTCGAAGTATGACTGAGGAGTACCAAACTCAGAGTCATAGAATAATAAAGCAGCATCAGGATATTTTTCCATATAAGACTTTGCCATCAACAAACTGAAAGCAGTCTTAAAGTGTTTTGATGGACCAGCCCACATTGTAAGTCCAGGAGTTAGACCACCATCTAATCTACCTGACAATGCGATGTTAATTGCTGGAACAGAAGTAGGAATCATGTCCTTCTTCGTAAAGAATTTCGATTGTGATAAAACCGAAGAGTCTTTGATTGTTGTATTCTTTTTGAGTTTATCTAAAATGCCCATATATTTCTCCATTCTTTCTTATAGTATACTATGTATATGTTTGCAGGTCAAGGATTACCTTTGTGATGCGGAACATCAAATACAAAAGTTATCCTGACTTCGTTACCAATGTTGTCGGTTCCATGCTCCAGTTTATTGTTAAACCAAAATAAAGTTCCTGGCTCTACATCATAATGTTCATCACCAACATAATATCTATATCTTCCTTGTATAGATAAATGGTAACGATCTCTTGTTTCATAATATGTACCGATGTCGATATGTCTTCCTACTTGTCCGCCAACAGGCAACGATAGAAATCCGCAACGAGAAAAGGTATGGAAGTGTCGCTTCAAGAATCCAATAACTTCCGTATGGTGATTATATGCTGGTGTTGGAACACAAAGTTCTGTATCTCCAACATAATCATCCTTACTCTTAACAGCACCAATGACAAGTTGTAGAACGCTTGCCTCAACATCAGGAAAACCAAACTCATCATGGACATTCATAGAACCTTCCATGCGTTTCTGACCTCCCCAATCTTGTGGGTACTGTTTCAACTGGTTTAATATTTTTGAAACATTAATACCAGTTTTAATTACTCTAATATTATCCAAAGAAATCCTCCAAGGAAGATTGCTCCTCTACATTCCACTTCAATGGTTGAATGACAATCTGAAGCGCATCAAGGAAAACCTTCTGAAATTGTTTTTCATAGTCAATATATCTATGTAGGTCAAATTCAGTTGGTAATGTCTGTGAGAAAGAAATAATATCTTCCTGAATCCTGTTGGGAGTTTTCAGATACACAAACTTAATCTTATCGCCATCCTTCAGAGGTTGATACTTGTGTGTTAAATTTAGTTCTTTCAACTGATGATTAAACAACAAAGCACCACGAACATGAATCGGTGTAGACTTACGATAGATTGTAGAACTGGCAGCATATTCTTTGATACCATTAATACCACGAGGAAAGGCAATCTCCTCGATACTCAGCTTATTAAATGTGTCACGGAATTCTTCAATGTATCTATGTAGTTTCTTCTCGTCACCTTCCAGAATAACATTGATCGAATCTTTAAGTTTGTCACGAATAACTGCTGGCGTAGATGACTTGACCATCTCCAAACCCATAACCTTAATCTTAGGTTCAGCAAATTGTACTCCCTCAGAATTATGCACATTTAATATGTATCGTTTCTTAGCAGTCCAAATACCTTTGTCGGCAAGAACTTCTCGCTTCATCTGCATCTTTTGATCGAACGCATTCATGTAGTCGGCAAGTTCTTTATATCCTTTGTCGATAAATGGTTGGAAAACTTCTTCACAGATTTTATCCATAAACTGAATCTTCTGTTCGTCAGTTTTACCTGCGCAAGTTGATTCAACCAAAGTTTCAAGGGTAAGATAGATTGAATCGGTATCAATCGCAATGACATAATCTTTCTTGGTAGTCTTAAGAGTTTTATTCATAAACTCGTTCAACTTGTTTGCCATCCAACGAATACTCAACTGACCAGAAGTCGTAATACCCTCTGCCATTCGTAAGTCAAAGTAACGGAAATACTGATTACCCATCGCACCATAAGCTGAGTTCAGAGCAATCTTCATTGCCATCTGCAGGTTATTGAGTCGAGAGATTTCCTTCAGTAGTTCTTTCTTAGACTTGTCTTTCTCATACTGTTGTTGAACGCCAAGCATTTGTTTCTTGTACTTGCTTCGGTCTTTATACATCTTCTCCATAAGTTCAGGCATGAACCCTTGCTTATCTTTGCGATAACAAACACCATTCGCAGTCATAGAAACACCCTTGGCTTTAACTTCAGATGTGTCAAATCTTTGATCAAGAAGATAATCCACATTGACAGTTTCGCGACCCTCAAGCATTGTCTCAGGCGAGATGTTATACTGCATAATCAAGTGAGGATATAGACTGTTCAAGTCGAAGGAAGCTACCCACTTATGAAGTCCAACCAATGGATCTTTAACATAAGCACCTTCAAACTTATCCCACTTCTTGTTACCAGAGTTGCCTGGAATCACAATACCTTGATCGCGAAGATGATTATAGATAATCGCATCCCACATTCTAACTTGCGAGAATACATCTTCATAGTTGATCTTTGCGTTATACGCCATAACCAACTGAAGTTCAATCAGTTTCATTTTGTCTTCAAGTTTGTCGACAATCTGCACATCGTGGATGTTATAGGCAACGAACTTCTTCCAGTTTTGTTCATAGAAATCTTTGAACGAACCATATTCGCTGTAGTCAAGTTTCTTATCACCCAACTCAACCGAAGCGATATGGTCCAAACGATAAGACTCTTGTGTTGTGTATGTGTATTTCTTGTAAAGGTCAAGGTAATCCAACATAGCAACACCTTGAATGTCGTATGTTAATTCCTCACTACCTTTCATGGCAACTTTGCGCTGAGTGATTAAATCCCATGGTGATAGTTTCTTAGCGAAAGACTCACCAAGAAGATTCTCAATTCTTCGAGCCAAGTATGGAATATCGAAAAAGTTAATATTCCAACCAGTAACAACATCAGGACAGTTCATCTGCCACCAGACTAGAAAGTCTTGAAGCATTGCCGACTCAGATTCAAAACAACGATACTCAACATCACCTGAGTTGCCGATAGGTTTACGACCCCAAGTTGTAATG